ACGGCCAACCAGCCGACGTTGCAATGCGGGGAGCCCTTGACTTCCATGAGAGGGTACACGCCGAGGCGGTGCGGACCCCCCAGGTGGCCGCGGATCGCTTCCTCGAAGATGATCCCGTTGGCCGGCACCGGTGTACCATCCTCGCCGCGCCACGGGCGGAACTCGCCGTCGGCTGTTTCCTTCGCCAAAGCGTTGCCTCGGAACAGGTGACAGAACCTGTCGACTACCTCAACGTCCACGACCGCGGGAATCATCGATGGTCATCAATCAACCTGTCCAACAGCTCCTGCGCCTCGTTGACGAGTAACTGGTTGCCGTCGTTGACGATCAACCTGAGCAACGACCGTTTGATCAGCCACAGTTCAGGAGCAGAGACTCGCAGGTCACCCATCAGTCACCGCATGTACCTGTCATCAGGCGGAATGTCGTCGTCACGGTAGGGGCGAATCTGGCCGGTGTGTGGGCACAGAAAGTATTCGAAGTCGCCGAGCTTGTTCGGCGGCCGCTTGTTCTTCGTGAGCCGCATGTTGACTGACACCGAGTGGTAACACTTCTCCAAATAGGTGAGCGCAGGATCGTCACGGCGACGGTACACGCCGAGGACCGCCAGGGCCTCCTGCTCGCCGCCGTACTTGCCGGCCGTGATCGTCGCCGGCTTATGCCGGTCACCTGATCCGCGGCCAGCCTGATGCACAACCGCCAACGGGATGGAAACTTCTTTGCACCACCGTTTCAGACCCTGTGCTTTGCCTACCACACCGGTGTGATCCGATTCTCCTGGTTGAAGCTCAAGATAGTCGACCATTGCGAAGTCGGGGTGGCGACCCCAATAGTCCTGCGCTTCTTTCAAAGTGTCCGACATCTGTGTGAAGGTGAGCGCCCCGTCGTTGATGAGGATTCTGTCGAACAGGTTGCGTGACGCTGAACGAATCTCTTCGAGAACAGCTTCGTCGCCGTCTTTGATCTGCTGCTCAAGTTCCTCACCGTTGCGGCCGTAGGCGATGCAATGCAGTTTCTGTACGACGAGTTCCCGCGGTTCATCGGGGGAGAACAACAGGATGTGTCCGTTGGTGTTGAGCAAAGCGTTGACTATCGACTGGTACAACACCTGCGACTTGCCGTTGTGCGAGTGGCCCACAACCAGAAGCATTTCGCCTCGGGCCAGCCCCCGCATGCACAGGTCAACCTCGGGGTAGCCGAGCAGGAAGCGGCCTTCGTCGTTTTTGACGTAGTCGACGAAAGACTCGAACGCCGTCGCAGTTGGTTCAATGTACTTGTAGTCGGGGGCGTCCCCGTGGTGGTCCGAGGACGCCCCTCTGAGCCGTGCAACTATTTCCTCGGGGGAGAGAGGCGACGGCAGTTCAGACATTGCGTTCCCGACGAATCCGATCAGGTTTGTCGGCTATCAGACCCCGCAGCGTGTGTGCATATCTTCCTCGCTGAACGGGTGGAAACTGCCATCACCTGCCTGGATGTTCTTCGGAGCGTCTGACAGCCACAAGCCGATCCGTTCACCTCCGAGACCGTAAGCCTTCGCGCCTGCTTCGCTGATGGTGAAGTCAGGAGCGTTGGCCTTCCACTTGCCCGACGCCTTGTTGGCTGCGTTGTCGAACACGACGATCTTGCCGTCGTCAGTTTTCTGACCGGCGCACAGAAAAGCCACCGTCCACGCGGCCTGCCGGCCGTCGGTGACGAAGCCGTCGGCGTCGAGTTCCATCTTCTTGCGGGCGCGCCCCGCCGGCTTCGCCGCCGCAGGAGCAGGGAGCGCCGGTGTCGCCGACGGGGTCGCGTCCTGGCCTGGGGCGAACACAATCTCCGCTCCTGGGAATGCTGCCTGCACCTGGTTGACTGGCGCCGTCACAGACGGCGCCGGTGCGGCAATGTCACCAGCCTTGTCGAGAATGTCGTTGAAAACCATCTCGGCACAGGCGAGGTATTCGGCGATGCCGGCCTCACCCTTGCCGTGGCACAGCTCCCCAGCTACCTTCGCTGACGTTTGGGCGATGATCGCCCTGTCTCGGTTACTCATCTGTATTGCTCCTTCCCTTTCGGGTTGTTGGTTACCAGTTCGTCGGCTTCGAGCCGACACCTAGATACTTTCCTCGACAGTTAGCCCAGTTGGGGCACCAATCGTCGGAACATTTCCAGCCATCATAGCGCAGCGGCCAAGACGGAACCTTCGCCTCGATCAGGTCAGCGAGGCTGTTGCACAACGGAACGAGCGCAGCCCAGTCCTGCGGCGTGCGAGTCACATCAATGACTTCTACTTCACCGTGGGCGAGATAGCAGAACCTGAACGGTTGCGGCGACTCCAAGTCGCCGCGTTCATGGGCCCGTGCCAACGTGTACACCATCGACTGCAAGTCGTTGCGACGAATCTCCCACGGTGGGGCGTGCCGCCCCGTCTTCCAATCCCAGGTCAGATCAGATTCGTCCAAATCGCGGGTGCCGTACAGGGAGATGCGACGCACCTCATCCTCATGGAGAACAAACTCGAACGACTGTTCCACACCCACAGGGTTCAGGTACGGGAACACTTCCTGATACCAGACGGCGACCATTCGCACAGCGAGTTCGACGGTCGCCGCGGGGCTTTCATTCCATTTCTCGATGCTGTCCACATGGGCTTCCCACTCCATGTGGAAGATCTCAAGAACGTCGTCGCCGGTGAGTTCGTTGCCGGCCATGCGAGCCGACAACGCTGCTTCGATAGCGGCATGCACGACGGTGCCTCGCACCATCTTGCTGCCCTGCGTGTCGACAGCGGTCTTGTTGCGAATGGTGCGGGCCTGCTCAGGGCACGCCGAGAACGTGTTCAACCAGGATTGCCTGAACCTGTGTTCTATCATGCCCACAGATTAGACGGGGGGTGTGACAGCCGATGGGGATGCGTATCAGATATCAGAAGATGGCCCCAGGGGGCCATCATCAGATATATCAGATAGCGCCGGTCTCGCGCAACCTCTTCTCGTAAGACCGCAGAATCTTCGCCACACGGGACCGGCTCACACCGGCCCACCGACCCACCTCTGCCTGGCTGTGGGTGCCACCGTTCACCAGCCCTGCGACATCATCCTCGCGGGCATCGGACAGCTCCGACCTGAGCTGCTGTAGGTCGCGGTCCAACATGGTTCGCATTCTCATACGATCCCGAGGCTTGAGCCTCACCAAGGTCTGTTGCAGCTCGTCGAAGGCTGGTAGGAACAGGTGGTCATTCATGGAGAAGCTCCAACGCTAGTAGGGCTTGTTGGGCGACCACCGAGTTGCCCAAGAGTCGCAGCTCGTCGGTTCGGCTGAGGCCAGCGGAGCAGACGAAGCCGGTTTCAAACCCCATCATCCACTCCACGAACCAGGGGTTCAGGCCGCGTTCGTCGGTGGGGTCGGGGGCGCGTCGGCCGACGATTCGTTCCCATCGTTCAACCGCAGGGCCATAAGGGCCGAAGCGGTCGACGGGTGGTGGTTCTCCTGCCGCTTCTTCCAGTCGATGTTCGGCCCGAATACCTTTGAGTCGCCCGTCGTCGGGGTCGGCAGCAGCCTCGCTATGGCGTTCTCTAAGTTCTGCGGCTGATCCAATGGCCGCACCCACGGTTTCATGTTCCGCGGTTCGCCGTTCTGCGCCCGTGTCGCCGCCGTTCGTAGATCCATCCCGCCGTCGCCGTGGAGTTCTGGACCGTTGGTGTCCGAACTCCGCGGTGTCGGCAGCGACACACAGGATGAAGATTCTCTCGCGGCGATGAGAGGCGCCAGCATCGGCAGCTCGGACAGCACCCCATCGACACTCATAAATCCCCACGCTGTGAATGTCGTGCAAGACTCGGGCAAAAGCGTGTCCACCGTTTGCGGTAAGTAATCCTCGGACGTTCTCGAAGACTGCGACAGCGGGCCGAAGCTGGCGTAAACCCTCGGCGATGGACTCCCAGATCCACCGCTCATCGGCCATTCCCTTCCGCTTCCCAGCATGCGACACCGGCTGGCAGGGAAAGCCCGCTGTCAAGATGTCGCACTCGGGGACCGTCGCCCAGTCCAGTTGTGTGATGTCGCCCAGATTCGGAACCCCTAGTGCCCGCAACTCCAACAGCTTGCAGGCCCCAGGATCGGTCTCTGCCACGCCGACAACGTCGGCCCCGTAGAACGCCCCCACAGCCATGTCCAGCGCACCCGTGCCCGTACACAGACTCAACAGCCGTGGCCTCATACTCACTCCCCATCTCGATGTTCCTTCTGTTCGTTCACATCGTGTGCCCGCTGGTGGGCGGCAGCCTGGTCGGTGTCCCATCCGACCTGTGTGTCACCGTCCCAGACAATCCAAGCTGTCTGCGTCAGGCCCGCGCCGAGGTAAACGACCTGCCTCTCCACGGTGACCGTCATCCCG